ATCGCCAGTTAATAACTGTTGATATAGGCTGGTTCTAGTTTTTTTATTTGTTTTCGACCTAAATTCAATAGGGCGATCTGTGTATTTTTTTAATTCTTCTGCTACCTGCCGACCCCAAGTTTTGGCCTCCACATGCATTATACCAGCAGCAAATTCTCCAGGTTCAACAATTAAAATTTTAGTTCCGTCACGTCGCCATGGTTGAGGAAAACTGGGGAAAATATCTAACCGATTGGCTGGGGCTACAAAATTTCGATTGAAGTGTAAATGATTTCTTACTAGTCTATGCCACTTCTTATTGGGTTCTATAAAATTAGTATATCCGCTATCGATGAACCAAAAAGGTAGATTGTGATCTATTTTATTAACCAGTATCTGTTCGTTACCTACAGTATTGCGTAATAGACAATCTTCTTCCGCAGAATTAAAATGTCTGCGCCGCATCATTTCTGCGGCAGGATCAATTTGAAATCCCACGGTTTTAATAAAATTTTGTTTCGGATGGGATTTATAGAGTTGTAATATTTGCTCTTCTCCCAGTCTATCTATAAGAACATCTATGTGTCGGTGTATGTTTTTATAAAAATGTTCTTTGTGATTACTGATCTGTTGATTTACCAAATCTATCCATGCTTTAAGATCTTTACGAATTCCTTGAGTGATCTTTTGTTTGATTTTATCTCTATGTTTTTCTAGATTAAATCTGGGTTTATTTTTTGTTTCTATGATCCAATGAATCATTCCGGCGGTGTGACGCTCGTCTAATTCAATGTGTTTGCAGGCATCTGAGACATTGACTAATTCAATCAAGAATCTAGCTATTTCTTTGTCGTTAAGTAGTAGTTTCATTTAATATTTTCCATGCTGTGCCATTGGCAATTTCTTCGTGTGTAAATTGACCGTAGGCCAACGAGTGACAATGCTGTGCAACCAATGAAGAATCCGGATACCACGGGGTGGCAATTTTTGTAAAATCAGTTAGAGCTAGGGGACTTGCCGCACAAGGAACAGTAACGAACGCAGGCACTCCATAGGCAATAGATTCCATTGCGGCAATGCTGTTGAATGCAACTGTGGCAAAAATTTTCTGATCCAAAGCGTCATAGATGCTGTCACAGTTTCTAGCAGACCTCGATCCTTTGTGTCTAATTACAATTTGCATATCTGTGTGTTGTTTTATAGTAGCAACAGTTTCATCTAGCCATTGAGGCATATCATATCCGAAATAATGACAGGACTTAGGATTAGATACAATTAATAAAATTTTATTGCCGTCTTTTTTCCACCCCGGCCAGGTAAGTCTATTATCACCTTTGACTAATGCTCGCCACCTATCTGCAGATTTTGATTCTATTTTAGATTTTTGTAATTCGTTTTTTACGATTCTATGATAAATTTTCTTTCCGCTGGGATTTCCTGCGCTAGTAAAATTCCCAAAATATCCAGTATCCATATAATAGAAATCTTCACCTCGATTTAGACAATCATGTATATGTTTTCTTTTTATTATTCCTCGAAATATAGCAGGTGATGATCCTGATATAGATTTTCTAAAGGTTCCTTCCCATGATGTATCATCAATTTCCATTTAACAACATCTCCATGGCTTTGCCGTTGCGCAATTCACTGTTGTGAAATTGACCGTAGGCCAGATGACTGGCCCATTGATAAACTTCGTCACTGTCTGGATAACGAGGAGTTTCTATCAGTGAAAGATCCTGCAACCCCATTGGTTCAGCTGCATTAGTTGGTGCTAGTGTAAACACAGGAATACCGTGAAACACAGATTCTACAGCGGCCACACTGTTAAAAGTCACTAGTGCAAATACATCGTCATCTAATGCTTCTTGCAGTGTGTTGTGCTGTATTCTATCTATGCGTTTGGCTGCACGATCTCTAATCTCTATAGGTCTGTCAGTGTGTTCACGGATAGTGTCAACGGTATTCCGCAGCCATAGGTCCATGTCGTAGTCGTAAAATCTCATTGGCTTATCATCAGGCTTCGCTATTAATATTTTAGATCCTGTTTTTTTCCAAGGTGATATTGTTTTCTTAAAATTCTTAAATCTATCATCAGATCTTGGCACGACATGTTTGTGTTGTAGATCGTTCTTTACGATTCTGTGCCAATACTTCCAACCATTAGGATTACCAGCAGTGATCTCATTGCCAAAATATCCTGTATCCACATAATAAAATGTTCTACCGTCGGCCAAGCAACGATGTATGATTTTTTTCTTGAGTATGCCGCGCAGCACAATAGGTTCAGAACTGGCAGCATAATCAAAATCGTTAGTATCAGTGATTTTTTTACCGCAGCCCTGTGCCAACATATCTATATAGGGATCCTGGCCGTCTTTGCTGAGAAAGATCATTTTGTAATTCTAATTGAACATTGCATGTGTCTGCTTCGCAGCAAGGGTTCGAATTCTCGATTGTATTCAATTACCCATTCTTTCAATGCTTTAAATTCACCGAGTTGCCATTCTAAATATATTTCGTGGCCGCCCCAAGGATATAATTCGTCGAAAAGTATAATTGTGCCTGGTACGATAACCGGATTTAACATAGTTAAAATATCCTTAGCACTTGAATAAAGATCGCTGTCGATATGAATGAATTTTATTTCAGATTGATTATTCTGTATCCATTGAGGCAGTGTTTCTTTAAAAAATCCTTTTACTAATTTAACATTATTACCAAATTTAGGAAGCTCATCAATACGAAAATGGCCTTTTGGATGAGAGGGTTCTGTTTTAGAAATTGTAAACCAATCTTCAGGTAACCCCTCAAAGCTATCGAATCCCCATACAACTTCAGAGGGAAAATGATTTGATATCATTCTAAGGCTTTTTCCTTTCCATACACCAAATTCTAAAATTGATCCATTTATCATTGGCAGATCTAAAACTTGATATAGGTGCCATTTTCTATCAATACTCACTCCTTCATACTCTTCATCTATAACTGTGAACTCATCTAGAAAATTTTCTGAAAAATTAAATTTATTTGTAATCATAGTCCGTGCTGTAGACAATAATCTACATAAATTTTTTCTCTATGCCATTCGTCGGTAAAATCGCCCTTATCAGCAAACTCGTGGAAGCAAGGTGTTCCTAGGGTATAGTGAACTAATTTTGCTGAAGGATTCCATTCGTATTCGATGTCTAACCAATTCCACTCTGCTGGCAATTCACCGACTAGCTCAGAGTCTAACCAAGTGAATCTATGTACCTGTGCTCCTGTGGCATTTTGTATAAACTCCGGAGTAACCACAGCATTGGCAGGGTGTCCACAGTTCCAAAGAATCACGCTTGACCAATTTTTACAGGGGTAATCTTCATTTTTAGAACCAAGATATTTTTCAGTCATCTTAGTTTTATAGTTGTGCTTGACAACCATAACTGCTTTTGACTCGTCTCGTAATGCCCACAGCTTTTCGATATCGTCTCGCAACAACATGTCACCGTCCATGAATATTGCCCAACCTTTGTACTCCATGAGATGAGGAACAAGGAAACGACTATAGATAAAATGATTACTACCGTCGGTATGTTTCTCTTCGTAGTCTTTTAATATATTCAATGCCAATGGATTAATACTCACTGGATGACTAGAATGTCTAATGATACTATTTGTGCATACATGATATGCTATGGCTTCCCGGGGGTCGTACCCGATAAAAATTGGAATCATTTTCTTTCTATATCCTCTTCGACGCATTGTTCACCGTACTGTATCTCTACGATTTTTAATGGGTGTTCGTAGGGATTAGTAAGTTGATGCCATTCTTGATTGACGATGTGTAATTGATCGTGTTTGTTTAGTTCTGCAGGCGGCAGTTCAAAATCCAACGGAGTTGCTCTATTAACAATGGCTTGCCCTTCACTAACAATCCAATATTCAGCACGGTGATTATGTCGTTGCATGCTTAGACTTTTGCCGGGATCAACTGTTAACTCTTTGACTTTCATTCCAGGTACTTCATGTAATACACGATAATAGCCCCATTGACGCTCTGTCCTAGGAGCCTTCCATTCTTCTAAGATCCATGAACTAGAATTAGCCTTATTAAATCCGCCAACTCCGAAATGAAATTCTAGATTGCGATCCTCAAACTCCATTTCCGGAATGTTGGCATCTGTGCGGTCTCCGCCGTTGGCAAATATAATTTTATGATCGGGCCATGTCTGTCTGGCTAATTTTATTGCCTGTTTGGCGCTACCGTCATCATCATTGAATTCTAAAACAAAATCTACATCTTTGATATTTTTAACGATAGTCATTCGTTCATGCCAAGGCATAAATGCTCTGCCTTTTTTACGAACCAACCACGCATCAGAATTGATACCTACTACTAGAATATCTCCTAGTTGTTTTGCTGATCGGAAGTAGGCGATGTGCCCGGAATGTAAAGGATCAAATCCTCCAGTGACAAGTACAATAGTTTTCATGCAGATATTTATCTGCGTAGTTTATTCTTGGATTTTTCTGTGTTTTTTGTTGATATCTTCGACACGACTCAATAATTCAAGTTCCACGCCCAAATCTAACCCTTCCATTTGAATAGCTGCTATATCTTTAGGAAAGCATGCACCGCCCCAGCCGTATTGACCATCTGGACCCGGAACTTCCATGTGTGTTGTTCCAATACGATCATCGTGTTTTGCTAGATATGCTAAATCTTTAATGTCAACACCTTCTGCATCGGCAATTTTTTTAAAGTCGTTCATAAAGGTCACTTTAGCAGCAAGATAACTATTCATCATGTACTTGTATAGTGATGCAGTTTCGATAGGAACAATAATATGTTTGTCGTGGGTCAATGCTCGACCAAAACACAATACATTTCTTGCTTTAATTGCCCAATCATAATTGCCGCCGATAACACAATAATCTGCATTGGCATAATCTGCATTGGCATTTGCCTGTGTCAAAAACTCCGGCACATGTACGAGATTTGGATATTCTTGTTGCAGTCGTTTATACGTACTAGGGGATGCTGTTGATTTACTAATTAATATAACATCGGGATTTTGAATTGTTACAAATAACAATTCTTTTAATACCTGCTCAAGGATAGCTGTGTTGCAGTGGCCGTCTTCTGTACTTGGGCTAGGTACACAAATAAAGATAGCATCTCGATCTACAAATTTATCCAAACTTGCAGAGTCTTGCAACTTTGGATCTCTAATAACGAGATCTGTATTTCTGTACGCCCAACCTATTGCACCACCTAAAAATCCAAAACCAACAATACCTATTTTCATAGAGTAGCGTCTTCTAGTCCCGCAGTTCTAAGTTTAACAATATTACTCAACTGCCATTGTTTAATATCTAAGGCCTTGATAATGCCCAACCATTTGTTACGTAACAGAGCAAAATCATTTATGATCTTTTCAAAGTCTACAACGTCAGCTTCACCTTCCACGAACTTTTCACAGTCCCTAGAACTGAGCTGACGTTGGTAGTTTTCAAGATACTTACGAAAATGTTGACTACGCAGTCTTCGAAGTTCGATATTGAGATATTCTAGGATACCTTCAATTTCTTGCAATTGATTGAATCGAGTTTCTACGATGCCAGGCATCTGCGCAGAGGCTTTCTCGATGCTTCCCGTTACACGGACATCTTGTTTTGCTGAAAGTAATTCAGCTTCATAATAGGCCACGGCATCGGGAATATTCGAAATATCCTTGGAAACTCGATCATACCAATTCATTTATTCCTCGTCGTCTTCGTGTTCTTCTTCGATTTCCTCACCATCGATTGCATACTCGATGGCATCGTCTAGATAGGGATCTACTCCTTGCAGTGACTCTAACACAGAGTCTTTGATGCCGTGGTCTAACAGTGTGTTAACAAAATCAGCGGCAACATCAGCTCGTTGTTTCTCTGGGATATGACCAATCACTACATTCCATATATCGGCGATTAAATCTTCTTTCATTCGGCTTCCTCCAAGTCTGGTTCAACTGTAGTAGTTATCTCTGAAGCGGAAATTTCGCCATGTTTTGAAATGTCTTCCATGGCAATGTCTAGTCCATTTTTCTCATTGCGTTCCCACGCCTTGCGAAACTGTTTGATGATCTCACCGTCTTTGGTAGTGTATACAAGGCTGTTACCTTCTTTCTTGAGCATGCCTTTGGCTTCGAACAGGTCGACTAATCCACTATATGGACTCATACCTGTTTCATAGGGAATCTCAACCTGCACACTTTCAAAGGGTTTGGCATAACGTGTTTTCATAATCTTACAAGCGGCACGAATACCTTGTACAGTTGTAGTCTTGTTGCCGTCTGCATCAAGTTTTAACTTCAGCTTACGCATAGCAACAACGATTGAACTAGCGTAGATAAAGCCTTGACCACCCGAAATTTTGTCATCTGGATCGAACATGTCTTGACTTGCATATGTATGATTGGTACATACCATACCAATATTATAGGCGCCAAACATATTAACACAATTACGAACCAGTGCTGTTAGTGCTTTAGGCTTACGACCCATGTCACCTTTCATATCCCCAGCCTGGAACTGGTTAACATCAGTGGGGGTCAGTAACATACCTAAAGAATCTATGATAAACAAGATCTTAGGACGATCTGCTTCATCCATGGTTTTGTATTCTGCAATGAACTCTGTGATGGTCTTTGCCACATCGTCGATCATGGCCATGTTAAGTTTCAACAACTTGTCTGGACTTGTATCTACACCTAGTGCGTGTAACCATTTTTCGTCAAGTGCATTTTCTGTATCAATCAAGATAGGGTAGATGCCTTGTGCTTGTGCGTTCTTAACTAGGTTACCCGAACAGATAAATGATTTACCAGCACCGCTCTCACCCGCAAATACTGTGACTTTGCCCAATGGAATACCGCGATCAAAATATCCGCTGATAAGATAGTTTAATGCGTAATTGTTTGTACTAACCCAGTCAGTTGGATCGTTGAAGCCAATACTTAAACCGTCAATAGATTTAGTAATTGACTTTCTAAATTTAGAAATATCAAATGCTTTTGCCATTATTCACCCTTTGGTAGTTTCTTTGGACTCACAACAATGTCAGTACGACCGATTGCTATAAGCCAAGTGTTTAGTCTATTAATTATAACAGAATCATCCTTGGGGTTGTCAAATCTAACATCAATGTCTGCTACTGTGTCACCTGTTTGATCTTCTCTGCTATTAAAACTCAGAGAGAAGTTCTCATTAATTTTTTGTATTCTTGCCATATTATTATCCTGTGATGAGAAGAACCCGGGCGTAAGAACTACGTCTTAGAGGCCCGAGCCGTGTTAATTACTGCTTTTGACGATTACGAATCATGGCAAGAATGTCTTGCGCACGACTAGCACCTTCTGCGGTTGCTGCTGGTGCTGCTGCTGGTGTTGCAACAGGAGCGGTCTTTGGAGCCGGAGCATCATCTGCATCTTCGTCGACCACAGGTGCGCGAACTGATGCTTTGTTAGGATCACCAGTGGCCTGACCCATACCTGCAGGTTTGAAATACTGACCCCAACGATCCATGTCATAGGCTTCGCCGTCTACTGATGCTTCAAACATTTCTTTCATTACTTTGAGCTCAACATCTGTGGGCTTCTTAGGAAGAAAGCCACTAAGATCAAACAGTCCATGACTGTCAATGGCTGCTTTTTCCACATCACTCAAAGCACGTTCACGTCTGCTCCACTTAGATGTAGAGTAGTCTGCGAATCCGCCTTTAGATGTTTTAGCAATACGGAAGTCTAGACCTTTCAGGAAGTCTGTTGGCAATTCATCTAGTTCTGGATCCATCAATGCTGAACGGATGATGTTATAGATTTGAGGACCAATGATAAATCTACGAATAGGATTTTCTGGAATCTTATCTTCCTTGATAGGATCTTCAACTACGAAACCTTGGAAAATATATGAACGCTTCTTCCAATACTTACGACCCATTTCTTCAAGACTTTTGTCTTTGAACCAACCACGTACTTCTGCTAGGATTGGACAAGCTGTTCCATCATTGTACATTTCCACACAGGGAACCTGTACCTGTACTGGGCGTGAATCAGTTTCACCTTTGATACCAGCGAATGGCAGTTTGATCATTGCACGTTCTACCCAGAAAAAGGTGTTGTTGGGATTGCCATCAGGTAGCAAACGGATAACCGCTTCCTTGCCTTCTTGCATATTCCAGTGTGGGTAAATTGCGTTGTCTCCACCGCCGGTGGATTGTCCTGTGGACTTTGATTGTGCTTCTTGAAGTTTAGCACGAATTTCTGATAATGTAGCCATTTTAAATGCCTCCTTGTGTTATGCCTAAAATGTTTATATGCCTTATGCACATGTTTTATTATGCGCTTTTTATTTATCAAGGTCAATGATTATCTGCGTATTTTTTGATATTGTTTTGCCAAAAGAAAAAGTGGGTCAAGCCCACTTTTCCTTATACTTAGCCAGTGCCAATTGTCTAGCTTGCCATAATCTAAACTTTACATATTCTGATAGTTCGTCGTCTTCAACTAGTTTACCAAAAGTATGTGATCTTAGATTGCGGCCAAATGTAATTTCGTCGTCAACGACAAAACTATCACTGTCTTCTAGATCTCGATTACTTAGCGGCTGGCTTTGCGTCTGCTTTAGGTGCGTCTTTCTTAGCAGGCTCACTTTTTGCAGGCTTTTTCTCGTCTTTCTTAACTTCTGCCTTAGCTGGTGCACTTGCTGTAGCGGCTGGTGTTGCTGGCTTGGCTTCTTCTTTCTTAGCAGGTGCTTGTGCAAATGCTGATACTGCGAACAATGATGCTACTAGGATTGCGATTGATTTCATTTTAAAGTTTCCTTTAGTTAAAATACTCAGATAGAATTATCTGCGTATACATATATAACGCTCTAGAGACACATTTTGTTGACAGACAATTTAGCCAAAAGAAAGGGCACCGAAGTGCCCAATCTAACTGCGACGAAACTTTAATAGCCTGCTAATTCTCTAATACGAGCAAGTTCTGCAATCTGTGGATCTTGTTGTTGTGGAGCCATACGCTCAACCATTTTGCGAGCAACCATTTCTGCTTGTTCGCCAAACTTCTTGCCTACCATAATAACGACGCCTTCTGGACCTTTGGGGAATGTGCCTGAATCACGATCATAAAAACTATGAATAAATTCTGCTAATTCTTGTACGTTCATTTTGGACTGCATGCCTCGCTGTGCTAGTGCTCTAGCACTATCTTGGCCTGTACGATTTGGATTGTTGGGCTTTTTAAAATTTGACTTTTCATCATCATCGGTATCCCATGGAGGAGAATTGCCATCATCTTTTTTAGGGTCAGCTTCATCCATGCCCAGTTCTTTTTTTCTACGTGCTAGACCTGCGGAACTAGTAGGTGATTTGGTTCTTTCATCTTCTAGATCTTTCATAGTCAGCGGATCTTCACCTTTCTGTTTGCGTAGATACGCAGGGACATCACTTTTATTTGGACCGTCAGCCTGCATAGATTCCTGTGGTACTGGTTCTTCGGCCGGTACCTCTGCTGCTGCTGGATCAACTGCTACTGGTTCTTCTTCCGGGGCAGTTTGGTCACCTCCTTGGGCTGCTTCCGGCTCTGTTACCATATCACCAAAGTCTAATTGTTCTAATGCTTCTGGAGCATTTAATTCTAACCATGCCTGTATCTGTGGCCGCATGTCAGCGTCTGCATCTTCTGTGGCCTGTGCTTTGATGCGTTTGTATAGTTCTGGATCTTCTATAATGCCTTTGAGACTTTCTATAGCATTCGTGCCATCTACTCCTGCTGGAAAAGGTTGGCTGACCAATTCCTGTAGTCCCTGTACTGCTGTTGCCTGTTCATCTGGATCTTCTGAGGTAATAGCAGATGCTTCTCCAAGACCCATAACCCATGATTCGAATTGATCAAATGGATCGTATGCATCTTCACTTACTTCAAGATCTTCGTTGGCTATTTCTTCTTGTGTCATTGCGACTATGTCGTCGTAGCCTATGGTGTTTCCTTCTTTCATCAGTCTGTACAACACAGGAAACACTGATGCTATGTCTTCTTTGAATGATTTTACAGTGAATTTTTCTTTGAAATCTTCTACCACATCCTGTGGAATTTCTTCACTGTCATAGGCCTGAAAGTTTTCTTTATATGCTTCATAATGGCTCTGCTTGCTCAGCGCCTTGATCTGCTCACGCAATTGATTTAGATATGTGGTTGATCTTTCCACAACTGAATTAGTGTCCGAGTTCATTAGATCGTTGCGTACCACATAGTTGCCGAAACTCTTTAACTGTGCGATCTCTTCGCTCATGCCAATGATGCTTTTGCCTAGATCATCATAAGGAACACCGCCGTTGGCCACATGTCGCTGCATGGCTCTTGCGCCTGCTAGATGAATGAACGGATATTTAAATCTCTCACCGTCTTGATTTTCCACGAACAAGGCACCTATGTGGCGTGTTCTTGCACCGGGTTGATTTTCATCCATGACCGCTTGGTTGTGTTTGATAATCAATCTAGTATCCATTAATTTTTGGTAGCTCATGGTTCTGCTGCCATACATGTTGCTTTCTGCCATCATACTTTCTCCGACTGGTTTTTGTATAGTGTTCTGCTTGGTCTGCTTGGGCTGTGAGTTCTGCACTAGAAATTCGTAGTCCCTGCGATCCAGATTGTCTTTGGCAATGTCTCTGGTATCGAAACTCAGCAGTCTGCGTTTAGCGAACTGGCGCAGTTCTTTGAGAAACCCGTACCAATTTACCTTTTGTTTTTCATCCATGCCTTCAGAAATACCATGACTGAAATATACCTTCATTGAGTTGGGTTCTGCTAGACTGATACTGACATGCCCTATGGGGGTTTTTCCTTCCATGTAGTCAAAATCAAAGAAGCGGGCTTCTTCGGGATTGATGGTGATTTCCCCGGTTTCCGCGCCTAGTTTAAGGCCAGAAAAACGGCTGCGTATCTTGTAGAATAAATCTGTTGCTATGTTATTTCTTGCGTCCATAAGTATATTTATCAAAGGCCCATGCTAAC